AATGTGATGACTCTAATGGAGGCGCACCCTGCGTTTCCGACAATCTGGGAGAACTTAGACAACGGACGCGTCTATATAGGCGAAGCTGAAACTCAGCCCGGCCTAACTGAAATGGATATCGCAAACTATTTTCAGCGCAATCTGGGATTTGATAAGGTCAGCCATAAACTAATCTACCCGTGCGTGGGAGCGCTCAGTAAGCGTAACTCACGCAGCCCGATGCTGGAATGGGTGCGTGGACTCGTATGGGATGGGAAGGAGCGGTTGCCAACGTGGATGATCAGGCATTGGGGCTGTGAAGACTCTGCGTACACGCGTGAAGTGAGTAGCAAGTGGCTCGTGGCCGCGTGCGCTAGATTAGACGTAGCGGGCACCAAGATTGATTGGATGCTCATTACAATCGGGCCACAGGGCACGGGCAAGACGTCTATGCCAGCAATCATATTCAGGGGCAACAACGTCGTAACCTTTGGGCACGATGGGGATAAAGACGAGAGATTGCTGCTCCATTCTGCACTGTGCATCGGCTTTGATGAGTTGGATTCATTTAACCGCAAGGACCAATCCACGCTGAAGGCGATGGTCACATGTCGTGAAGATGTCTTCCGGAAACCATACGCGGCAGCACACGAGCCACATAAGCGACGCTCTATGCTCTACGGGTGCGGGAACAAAGTTGAGTTCCTTGGCGAGGATACGAGTGGATACCGACGCTACGCGGTCATTGAAGTGCCACGGCTCCTAGACTTTGCTGGATTGGAAGAGGAGATTGAGCAACTCTGGGCGGAAGCGTGGGCGCTCTACACGCGCGGCGACGTAAAGTATTGGGAAGTGGAGGGCGCTAGCGAGCGTGCCGAGCGTCACGTAGTAACCTCGCCGCTAACTGAAATGGTGGACACAGCCCTGAATGGGATCCTGGCAAACAAGGCTCACTTCACCGGTACAGAGCTCTACTGCGCTATGGGACTTGATCCTGGCCGCGTGCAAGGGAACATGGGAAGGGACATAGGTGGTACCCTGCACGCCCGAGGTTACAGGAAAAAGAACGTAAAAATCAATGGAGTATCTGTAAAAGCGTGGGTAAAGGCGGAATAAGATGCGTCGTGGTAGGCTGGTGGTACCCTTGGTGGTCGCCTACGGTACCACCTCTAAGTGCTTGTTTTATAAGGCAAAAGAGTAATCGTGGTATGGTGGTACCCTAAATGCCGTATATGCGCTCGAGAATTAAAATTTTTGCTGCAGAGTGTTTAAAACTAGGGTACCACCATACCACCCTACCACCGCTCCAGACCTTGCAGGAGCCGGCAGGAGCGTAGCGGGCCATGCGGAGCACAGGGCGCACAGGGAGCACAGGGAGCATTCTGAGGGGTGTGGCGACTCTAAGACGCAAAATACCTGGGAACGCTGAATCATAGAGAGCTCGCGCGAACCCGAACCCTCCATGAACTGGAAGGTTCGTAGAATCTACGAATGTTCATTGAACTGTGAATCGGAAAGTTCGGAGAGTCGTCTCCTCTCCTCGCTCCGCTCGGCTCGGTAATCATTTGCGTTTGGGGGCAAAGGTACGGGGCACCCGTAGGTGCCCCGTACCCGCAGCTTACTTAGGCTGCGCCAGGGTTAGCACCCCCGCCTTGGTAAAGTGCCGTAGCCAGCCCGGTACAGGTTCCAACTGCCCCGCAAGCTTGCCGCGCGTGGGCGTGCTAGGGGGTTTGGCTTGCACGGCCGCGTAAAACTGCGCCACCGTTTTGCCGTTGTGGGCCTGCAACGCGGCTAACCATGCGGCCCGCGCGGTGCCTTGCTTGGGTGCCTTGTACCCGTTGGGCAGCGCCACCTTAAGCGTTGCGTTGCCATTGGGCACCGTGGGGGCAGCGGCGGGTGCCGTTGCGGTTACATTTGCTTTTGCCATTTGCGTTACCTTTGCTAAGTAGCAGGCACATTGCCTGCATACCCTTTATAGCATAGGCGTACGTATAGCTATATACGTACATGCCGCATACTTACCGGGCGCATATTGGCATGGATATTGCCTATGCATGTTCCGTGCCAACCAAATACAAATGATAACCATTTGCAATTCCGCAAATTTTGCAAATGATAATCATTTGTAAATGGGCCAGTTGGTAATGATAACCATTAGCATTGGCAGTTGATAATCATTTGCATTTAAGCACGGACTAATTTAGCACCGACTACATTAGGAGGAGCTAATATATGGAGCACCGAATTTGACTACCCCCCGGAGTACTTCCCAAACGCAAACGCACAAGCACGCTCACGGGACCCATTCACAAACTCGATGACTCTCAGTTTTATCCGCCTTGCAATCTCCTTATTTTCCGCGTATTCTACGCCGCATGGCAGATGATAACCTTCCTTCTATCTTTCCCGATCAAGAGCTGGTAGAGTACGACCCAGGTCGACTCGAGCGGATTACTCGTAACCCGCGACGCATGAACAATGCGGTACATGACGTATTCGATCTGATCGGTGGGGTTCCTCGTATGGCGGTTTGGGCGGACCAAAATCCAGGAGAATTCTACACCAAACTGCTCACGCGAAACATGCAGGCCCAGAATCATCAAGAGCATTCGGGTCGGATAGAAATAGTGTCAGCCGTTCCGCGTACCGTCCTTGACGGGGAGTTCGAAGACGTTACGCCCGATGAGCCAGATAACACTTGAATATGACCCGCGCCCGTTCTTTATTCCGTTCCACCAGCGGAACAGGAGATGGTCCTCCATCGTAGCCCATCGGCGCTGCGGGAAGACGGTGGCGTGCGTCAATGATCTTATAGCTCGCGCACTATACAACAAGAAGAAGAATCCTCGTTACGGCTATCTAGCTCCGACCTATCGGCAAGGGAAAGAGATTGCGTGGATGTATTTGAAGGATTTCGCGCGGCCAGTAACGAAGAAGATTAAAGAGTCCGAGTTATCAGTAGAACTGATAACGGGCGCGAAGATTAGCATCTTTGGTGCCGACAACCCCGACAGCCTGCGCGGGCTCTATTTTGACGGAGTAGTCCTAGACGAGTTTGGAGACATGCGCCCGTCCGTGTGGGGAGAAGTGGTCCTGCCCACGCTCGTGGACCGCAAGGGGTGGGCGGTATTTATCGGCACGCCGAAGGGTAAGAACCACTTCTGGAAACTGCACGAGAATTCTAAGACTGATTCCGATTGGTACTCCTCCACGTTGCTCGTGACGGAAACGGGTCTCTTCGAGCAGGAAGAGATTGAGGTCTTCCGTAAGCAAATGTCGGATGAACAGTTCCGGCAAGAATTTCTTTGTGACTTTACGGCAGCGATCCAGGGCGCGTACTATGCGACGCTGCTGGAGACACCCGAGGCGGGGCCGACCCACGACCCAGAGCTGCCCGTATTCGTAGCATCCGACCTCGGCTACACCGACTCCACTGCCATGTGGTTCTGGCAACCCGTGCCCGATGGCTTCGCCATCATAGACTACGAAGAGGCGGATACGCAGCCCCTCGCGTACTATTTCGATCTACTTCGGTACAAAGGGTACGAGTATGAGCGAATATACCTTCCGCATGATGCGAAAGCTAAGAGTTTCCAAACTGGACTCAGCACCATCGAGCAATTCATCAAAGCAGAATTCCCCGTACAGATCGCGCCCAAGTTGGACCTCCAACACGGGATCGACGCGGCGCGGGCCATCCTCCCCAAATGCAGATGGGATCTTACCAATTCGCGTGTTGTATCGGGGATAGATGCGTTGCGTTCTTACAGACGCAGCTATGATGAAAAGGCCCGCGTATTCCGTGATACGCCGATGCATGATTGGTCGTCTCACTGTGCGGATGCATTTAGGTATTTCGCTCTCGTAACGCGCCATGCTATAGTGCCTGCCAAGCAAGATCCTGAAGTTAAGGTTCCTGCTGGAAAGTATCCATTTAGTCTTGAGGACCTTTGGACATGCCAACCGGCGAAAAGTCACCGAATTTAGGGTCGTACGAATACTGGAATGATGAGCTGAGCCTTGCTTACAAGGAGCTCAAGGAGAAACTCCACGACAAAGGGGATAAAGTCGTGGATAAGTTCATGGATAAGGGAGACGATGACGACTCAATTGGGTCGATCCACCTTAACCTTTTTCATTCCAATGTCGTCACTCTTCGGTCGATGCTATACGGACAGCAACCCAAGGTAGACGTAGACCGCCGGTTCCAGGATCAGGGAGACGATGTTGGGCGTGTAGCATCCACAATTTTGGAGCGCCTCTTAAATAACGACATCGAGCTGCAAACAGACACATATCAGGACGCTCTACGCCACGCTCTGGACGACTACCTACTCCCAGGCCTCGGCGCGGCTAGGGTTCGGTATGAGTTCGAAAGAGAAGGTGATGAAGTCAAAGAAGAGACCGTCCCCATTGATTACGTTTACTGGAAGGATTTACTGTGGTCCCCCGCCCGCACTTGGCCGGAAGTGCGATGGGTGGC